CTCCGCGCACCGGCCTCTTGCAACCCACCTCAACGAAGGCGCAGATCAACCCAGGACTCTCATTAGGGCTGGATGAGAAACGGGGGTCACGTCATTGCCGAACTTCGATATAATCTTGGCCTGCCTACCAGGTCACAACGGCGCGCCATCGTTCGGAATGGTAACGGTTGATATCCTCGCGGCCGGCTATGCTGAAGCGCTGAGTTCTAGCCTTGGACAACGCAAACTATTGTTTGTTGGCGAGTCGCTCGGGGGACTAGTTGGTGTGGCTATGGCGCAAGCGCCGCCAGCCTCTGTCGCGGCGATCGTGTCGTTAGATCCATTTCTTGATGGCGATGTCTGGCCACTCAAGTGGATGCTGGAGAACGGCCATGGAACCTCGGTGAACTCTACATTCTCGGGAACATACCATCACCTACTCAACGACCTGCGCTCGCCAGTACACGTGATCGCTGGCGAAAGCCTCCTAGGTGAGCGACGCGACGGCGCTCTCCCGAGCCTCTTATTGCCTCAAGACCGGATACTCGTGGCTAAACACTGTCGTTTGTCGGTAATTCCGGGAGGTCATCACTTGGTTCAGGATAACCCCGCAGCCTGCGCAAATATCATCCTGTCTGAGGCCCGCGCTATTTGGAGTAAATAAAGACTACTGCTCCATCAGCGCCGGGATGGCTCGCAGTGGCGCCGTATCCGCCGCCGCCAGGCGCCACACCCTCAAAGCCATTTCGCCCGCCAGTGCCAGCCAGTGTCGGAATGATATCGCGGAAGCCCGCGCCTCCGCCGCCCGAACCCAGTGACCCACCGTCCGGCGTCGCAGTGCCGCCAAATTCACCCCACTCAGCGAAAACCGAGTCACCGTCGTTGGTGTCCAGGTCGCTATCGGGATTCGTCCAGCCGTGACCCCGGCCGCCTCGTCGGTTGATGTCGCCGCCGCTGCCGATACCGCCCGCGCCGGCCGAGACATATCCCGTGTTGCCCTGAGCACCGGAGGTTGCGGAAAATGAGAAACGCCCCGTTAGCGCACCAGTCGTCGTGGCCCCGGCCGTAGCGACTACGCAGTCGACGAGCTCTCCTGCGCGCAGCCAAGCCCGCTTCAATGATGCGCCGCCTCCGCCTCCGCCCGACGCGGACGCGCCCGGCGTCGACCCTCCATTGCCACCGGGGCCATAGAGCAAGATGTCGTGCCAACCTGTGGCGCGCACAACAAACGTCGAGGCTCCAGCGTTCATGAATACCTCTGCCACCCGACGCTTCGCGCCCGACATTGCCTGCGAGCGGAAGCCTAAAACGCCACCTGACAGGCCGTCGAGACCGGCGTGCGCTGCGAGTCCATGAACACCCCGCATCAATAATCCGCCCACTCGGCCCGCACCACGATGCCGCCGGCGAGCGCCACGGCGGTGGCGACATACAGCCGGTCCCCCGCCTCAAGCATCAGTGGCGCGAGGTCGGAATATCCAAAGTCAGTTGTTGGAATCTCGGTCGAGTTCGAGACCGAGTGCGCGGCGACCAGCGCCGTGTCGATCAGGCGCTGAGTCACCCCGGCGTCCCTCGATAGATATAGCTGAAGCATCGAGGCGGCGACGGTCGCCCGGGGGATTGCGGTGACCTTGGTCAGGCGGGCGCCGTTGGCTCCAGCCGTGACCAGAAGGACCGACGTGCTGGGCGCGTCGTCGATGTCCGTCGAAGCGGTGACGAGGACCGCGGTCCCAGTCTTGATCGCCTGGGGCGAGATGAAGGCGTTGGTCGTGACGGGCATGATGGCTCCTAGAGCGCGATGGCGAGGGCGGCGGCGAGCGCCTTGGCGGCGTTGAGCGTCGCGACGTCGTTGGCGGCGTAGGTCGCCGCCTTGGCCGCTTGATCGCTGGCGTAGTTGGAAATGTCGGCCACGGACGGCGCGCCCCACGAGGCCACCGTTCCGTTTGTGGTCAGGAACTTGCCCGCGCTGCCTGCCTGACCGGGCAGTATCCCGACATTGGCGTTGAAGGCGAGCGCGTCGGCATAGGCCTTCGTCGCCGCGTCCTGCGCCGCCAAGGGTTCACCGACATTGGTGAGACGTGAGCCTCCCATGTCGGAGGACCGGACGGCCTTCACGCTGGCGCCGTCGCAGACGATCAGGGCCACGGCCCCACTCCCCACCTCCACCGTGCCCCCCGCCCCGGTCGTCAGGGTCACCCCGCCCGTGCAGGCGTTCCACACCTGGTAGACCTTGCTCACCGAGGGGATCGTCACCGTGAACGCCCCCGTTCCGGTGAACTTCAGGATCGCGGAGCGGGCCTCGTCGTCGGCCGTGTTCGAGCTGGTCAGGGCATAGGCGCCGGTCAGGGCGATGGTCGCCAGCCCGGCGATCGAATGGTCGATCCGGGCGATCACCGTGTTGAGTTTCGGCGCGCCCCAGGTGTTGAGGTTCTCGCCGGCCGCCTGCATCTCGAGGCGCAGGCGCGGGGTGTAGGACGATGGCATTTTAGATCGCGGCTCCGGTGTCTTGGCGGATCCAGTTCGATCCGTCCGAATGGGCGAGAATGTTGAGGTCGGTGACCAGCAGCAGGCCGTGGCGCCAGTCCGCGGCGTTGGGCAACTGGGCGGCGAGGCAGGCATGAAGCGGGGTCGGCGAGCCGGGCGCGCGCCAGGCGCGCACGGCCTCCGCCAGTTCCGCGAGCAGGCCGCGCAGCGCCGGCGGCGTTTCGGGACCGATTGGTGTCATGGCTTACCCGCCCTGAAAGCCGCCGACCGCCGCCAGGGCCGGCTCCACGGCCAGGCGGGCGAGCGAGCGGTGGCGCGATTCCTTGGCCCGCACCTCGGCGACGGCGGCCTCGAACCGCGCGGCGAACACCGACAGCAGTTCGACGTCCCGCAGATAGGGCGCGGCCTCCATCAGGGCGCCGAAAAGATAGAGATCGGGATAGTCGCGCAGGACCGCATTGGTGGGCTCGGCGTCGGAGAGCGTCAGCCGCCCCAGCATCCGCAGCGTGAAGCCATAGGCCTGGTCGCAGGGGCGGTCGAAGGCCAGCATGGCTCCGTCCACCGTCCAGGCGCGTGGGGCGCCGACCGCGTCGTTCACGGCGAGCGTCGCGGCGTCCAAGAACCGCAGTGGCTGGCGTCCGCCGGCGCGTGCGATCCACAGCGCCACCGGCTCCCGGAAGGCGGCCGGCAAGGCGATGGTCCGCGCGCCGGGCGTGGCGACAAGCGCGTTGTCGGTCTCCATCAGCCGAAGGCGCAGCACGCGGTCCAGCCGCGATTCCGCCAGGGCGACGAAGTCCGCCGTCCGCTCGGCCAGGTCCGACCGCTCCAGCCAGTCGGCGATGGCGCTCTTGAGTTGGGCATAGGTGGTCAACGCCATGCGATGGGTTCCGCCAGCTATCGATGAGGGAAAGGTGGGGCGGCCGCGAAGGCCGCCCCTGGTCGTTTGACCGGCCCTAGTTGTTGGCCAGTCGGCAGGCCAGCTGCGGCCGCAGGGTCTTGTAGCCGTACAGCACGTCCAGCCGGCACGGGAACTTGTCGTTGTTGATGTCGTACTGGCGCACGATCCGCATCGACGCCCCGTCGAACACCTCGCGCGCGGCGAAGTCGACCCCGCGCGGCATCACCATGTCGGCCGTGGCGAAGGCGAAGGCGCCCTTATGATAGGCAAGCGAGGTGCCCGTGGCCGCCGAGGCCGTGCCCGCGAAGGTGATCGCCGCCGTCGCCGAGGTGACCGGAATGGCGACGTTCTGCGCCGCGCCGGCCAGGACGATGGCCGGCGAAATCGTCACCGAGCCACCGCCGCCGGCATAGTCGGCCGCCACGACGAACTGCTGCGGCACGCCGGTCGACTGCTTGGTCTCCGGGTGGACCCGGAAGACGTTGCCGATCGTGAACACGTCGCCCTTGCTCATCGCCCCGGCGCCGGTGACCACGGTGATCGCGGTCACGGGGGTCGCCGAGATCGGCAAGGCGCCGACCAGGGTGCTGGTCGTATAGGCGCCGTTGGCGGCGCCACGGGTGTGGGCCGGCCAGAGCGTGTTCTCCATGAAGTCGAACCCGGCCGTGCGCCCCATGAAGCCTTCGCGGTGCTGCTTGGAGATCGTGGCGCGGTCGTTGAACAGGCCTTTGAGCGCGTCGACCAGGTCGACATTGTCCTGGGTGTTCAGGTTGCAGGTCCGGCCGGCCAGCGGCGCCAGGTTGTCCACCAGGATCTTCCGACCCTGCAGGATCTTGGCGAAGGTCGCCGGCTGGCCGTGGTTGTTCACCTGGTTCCAGACGTCCTTGTACATGCTCATGGCGTCGGCCTCGATATTGGCCGCCAGCACCGACATCGCCGGCTCGAGCACCCGCTCGGAGAAGTCGTCCAGCGAGAGGGTCAGGTCCACGGAGGTGAAGTTGAGGTCCACGCCCTTCTGGGTCTGGACCTTCAGGTCGACGGCGGTCTCGGTGGTGTCCTGGGCCGCCAGCGTCGAGCCGGTGCGCACGGTGTACTGGTTGGGCAGGCGCACCTTCAGGGTGTCGCCCACCTTGGCGCCCTGGCGGGCGAAGCTGTCGTCATATTCGCGGGTGATGGAACCCACGAAGTTCAGTTTCTGGTGCAGCACGCGCAGCGCCTCGCGGGTCACCGACGTGGGGGAGAGAAGCGTATTGGGCATAGCGTCCTTCTGATTTGGGCGCGCCAGGGCCGCCGGGCTCGGTCGAGCCTCGGGCGAGCGGCGCGGAATGGCAGGGAAACAGGCTCGACGCCGTCCTGGCGTGGGGCCAGAGCGAGGAGCGACCCGCGGGTGGCGGGCGAAGGCGCGGCGACGTCCTGGTGGAATGGTCGGGCGCGGAGATTGAAGGGGTCTGTTGGCCGGAGCGTCAGCGCCCCTTGAGAACCTGTTCGTTGCGGCGGCGCATCCACTCCCCGGCGCCGAGTTCGTCGCGAACCCCGGTCGCCGCCGCGCCGCCGCCGGTCACCTGGATGGCCGGGCGGATCGCTTGAAGCTGTTCGGTGCGTTTCGCCGTCTCGCGCTGCTTGACCATCTCGTCGCCCTGGTGGGCGCGATGCAGGATCTTCCACAGGCGCGGGTCGGCCACCTCGCGCAGCTCGTCCAGGGTCACCCCGAACGCGCCGGCGTATTCCACCAGCTTGGAGGCCACGTCCGGCGACCATCCCTCGATCTCGGCGGCCAGGACGCGGCCGGTCTCCATGAGTTGCTCGGCCGCCTCCCGCTGGGCCTGCGCGCGGCTGTGGTGCTCCCGCTGGCTCAGCGACCAGACATAGCGTTCGCGCGCTTGGGCGAAGTCCTCGTATCGAGCCCAAAGCGCCTGGGCGGTCTGCGGGTCCTCCTCGCCCAGGGCGTCCCAGTCGATGGCCGCGAAGTCCGCCATCTGGTCTTCGATCGCCGCCAGGCGTCCGCGCTCCTCAACGGTGGCGTGAACCTCGTCCATGCGTTGCGCCAGACCCTGGCGGTCGCGCTCCAGGGTGCGGCGATGCTCGGCCAGTTCCTGGGTCTTGCGGGTGTAGTCCGCGTTCATCAGGAACGCGCCCTTCAGCGCCCGCGGGATCTTGTAGAACTGGCCGTCGTGTTCGACATCGTCGGTGTCGTCCTCGCCGCCTGGCTCGCCAAGCGCGAGCGCGTCGGCGGCCCCGGCCTGGGCGCGCGAAAGTTCGTCCGCGATCAAGGCGTCTTCAGTTTCCATGTTTTCCTCTGGGTGTTCGCCTCGCGACGAGGCCTTGCCTGGCTGTGGCCGACGCCGACGGGCGCTCTGCGCGCAGTCCGTCTCAGTAGCCAGATAGTCTCAAATTCCCGTGGGAATGTCAAG